ATGATCGATCGATATACAAAATTCATTCTCACGATAATCGCAATTTCTTTGGCAACAATTGCGCTGAAAGATAGCCCGACCGCAGCGTGGGCCCAGTCAAGAATTTCCGGAGACGTGACGCTGATGAACGGACCAACGCCAATCCAAGTGATGGTGGTTGGAAAGGTTTCAACGCAATAATAAATCAGTCGAGAAAGTCCGCCAGTTGGTGATTATGGCGGGCCACGAGGCGTCGGCAGGCGTCGGCAGGCGGGCAGAGAAGGCTGGCAACATAGACATCGGTGACGACGACTGTTGCACCAGTCTCTCCGTTAATCAACGAGCGACCGACCTTTCGCTTCTCTCCAATAGCATAGTTCTCGGCCTGACCGCGTTTTTCAGTTTTGTGGCTGCGGCTCGTGCCGTCGGCGAAAAGCGTCACGACTTCAAACTTCTTGGGAGCGGCGAGGCGGGCAGCAATAAGGTTCGCGATTTCCGGGTTCATGAAGGTCTCCTCGGTTGATTGATTACCACCCCCGGCCCGCGCAGTGGTGGAGCGCGTGGTGCAGCTGGTGAGGCCATTAGGCCGGGGGTATCGGCAACTGGTATAAAAGACCGGGTGCTGCCCGAAGGCGCACACCGGCAAGGTGGCCAGCCCGAAATGCGAAGGGCTGGCACAGGGAACTGTTAGCGGCGCTTTGCTGCGTGGTGCGCATCCATAGCCGCATAGAACTTGTTCTTGAGTATCTCAGCGCGCGTAGCAGCATCGTGGAGGATGTACGCCGCGGTGTTTGCATCATCGTGGTCCATGTGGGCCACCAGCTGTGCGGTGATGTAGTCCAGCGCGATCCGTGTCGAGTTGAACACGTCGCATACTTCCGCCTCAAGGTTGGGGAAATCTGGCATGCCTTCGGCGTTCGCCGACAATACATTGTTTACCATGTTCTCAGTTCCGTGTTGCGTGGCTCTATATTTTCGATACTAATAGTATCAATACAAGGAGCAGAGATGTCAATACGAAAAGTATCAATTCGCCAAATTAAAGCCGCTAGAGCGATGCTGGACTGGTCTCAGTCTGATATGGCTGCAGCGTCGGGCGTGTCGGAGCCCACTATAAAAAGACTGGAGGCCGCCAGTGGAGAATTAGGAGGAAGGATCGAAACAATTGATAAGATTGTCGCGTCCCTCGAAGCCGCTGGGGTAATCTTCGTCAGCCAAGGCGAAACCGCGCAGGGATACGGCGTGACTGTGAAGCAGTGAGGAGTTGCGGCTTTTGAGCGGGGAAGGTTTCGACGTCAGAATATACTGCATTCATCCAGACGGCGCTATTGAGGCGCTTATAGGGGCTGACATAGACCACTTCCAAGGCGCTGTACCTAACGTAGGCGACACATATGCCAAATGGGGCCTTGATGAGGTCTATCGTTTTTACGGTGTCCAGAGGCGCTATTTCGTCGACAGCGTAGACAACGATCATGGATGGTGTGTCATCGTACGCGAAATCGAGTCCGCTCCGGAGATGGAAGCCGTCGTGAAAGAGTGGAGCGAGGAAACATGTTTCTGGCGCGATATCAGCGAGGAGGAAGAGGACGAACGAAACGAGTCTCTCCAAGTGGAACTGACAAGGCTCACGCGGAAGAAAGCGGGCAACAACCCCACAGGCAACGCGCAACGTAAGCCAATAAAGATCAAAAAACCTCGGACAACTCGCACTTGACCCGCATACACGATCCTGCCTAACCTACCTTCGCGGCCACCAACCGCATTCACCACATCGAGGAGACACATCAAGCTTTCGGCATTCTGCCGGCGGCAGGTTGCTTCCCAATGAGAAGGTGGTTGCGATGAGTGGCGCAAGCTTAAAGGGCCTCGCAAAGGTCAAAAAGACCCTCACAAGCGGCAAGACCATTTATTACTGCTACGCTTGGCGAGGCGGCCCCTTGCTCAAAAACGACAAGGGCGAACCGATCCAGCCGGGCGACCATCTGATCAAGTCGGCATTTAGGCGGGCCCATGACGAACGGCGAGCACCCTCACCTACCGACCTGTCGTCGCTGATCACACTATACCGTGGCTCGTCAGATTTCCGTCGAACCAAGCTCGGCACGCGTCACGAATACGACCGATATCTCGATAAGATCCGAATGCAGTTCGACCGCCTATCGCTCGAGGAACTACAGCAACCGTCGACGCGCGGCGCGTTTAAGGAGTGGCGGGATTCACTGGCAGACACTCCGAGGACGGCAGATTTCGCGTGGATGGTCCTTGTTCGAGTACTGTCGTTTGCAAAGGATCGGGGGATGATTTCAGTCAACATCGCCGAACGTGGCGGCCGATTGTACCGATCGACTAGACGCGATAGGACGTGGAGCGACGCAGACGTAGCCGCATTCGAGGCCGTAGCGCCTTCACAGATGCGGCTCGCCATTCAGTTGGCGCTATGGACCGGCCAACGTAAGGGAGACCTTCTGCGGCTCTCCTGGTGCGATTTTGACGGTGCCAATTTGCGCTTCATTCAGTCAAAAACAAAGGCACGAGTTTTGGTACCCATGGGATACCTCGCAGACGTCCTTTGCTCACAGAAAGGCACTGGCGCGATCCTTCGAACCAGCCGCGGATCAGCCTGGACTAGCGCCGGGTTCAACACTTCTTGGAGGAAATGTTGCGCGAAAGCTGGAATCACTGACCTCACCTTCCATGACCTTCGTGGAACGGCGATCACGAGGATGGCGCTGGCTGGTTGCACCGTGCCAGAGATCGCCGCAGTTACCGGCCACAGCTTGAAGGATGTTGAGGCCATACTCGATATGCACTATCTGGGCGGGCGCACTGAATTGGCTGCGAGTGCGATGAGGAAGATGGTTGCCGTGACGCAGGACCAATAAACTCGAATCGGTGATCAGGTTTGTTGGTACGGTGGCAGATTTCGGCGTCAGCGCTGCCTTTACGAACACGGATATACCGTGGCTGCAAGCCGACCGACCAAATCACCACGGGATAAGCTTGCCATACTGCCGTTACCGGCTTGCGTCAATGAATCGGATTTGGTTCTCTGGAGTTCCTGAAGGGGAACGAAGCGTTCCTTCGCCGGTAGCAACGTTCTCCCATCAGGTGGCTCCCCAACGGCGAGACGGCGCGAATGCCGTCTCGTCACCGGGACAACATCATCCTGCATCAAAGTTCCAGGCGGATCAAAGCTAAATTGACGGACGTGTCAGATAGGTGTGGATTAACTGGATCCGCACCTACAATTCAGTTTGCCTTGACTCCATCTGCAAACGGAACATAATAAGAACATCAAGGCGCGGGGGCGCGCGCCTTTTTCATGACAAGGGAAGTTTTGCGGCTCTGAAAAAGGAGAATGAGGACGTGCGCCCAGAAAGACGAGACCGGGAAGCCGATCCGGTAGACCACATAATTGCATGGCATGACGGTGACAGCCGAGCCGCGATCGAGACGCTCATGGAGGACATTCTGCATCTGAGGATGCAGTTGGCTTTGGCGACGGCTGCGATGGGTCGTGGCTTCACTAGGGGATGGAAGCCGGAAGCAGATCGAGATGCCAATTGAGGGAGCTTATGTGCTGTCCGAATACGGCGGCGAGCCGGTGGGCGTGTTGTGCGAGGATTGCGAGCTCCTGAAGTTCATCTGCTCGGGAGAGCTTATGATCGAATATGGCGACCACTCAATGCCATCCCTGCTCAGCAAGATAGCGAAAGATATAATCAAATGCCCCCGTCCCTTCGAAGGATTTTCGGATCGATGCAGACTTAGATACCACGCCCGCGCTCGCAGCCTCATCGAAACATTGAAACAAGCGCCGCCGACGGCCGTTAAGGTCAAGGAAATACGGAACTGGGAGATTGTCGTTGCCAAGTGCAACTACTGCGGTCACGTTTCGAATATCCAGCATTGGCAACTGAACCGCGTGGCTAAAACCGATACCACCGTCGACGATATTGCCAAGCGGCTAAAGTGCAAAAGGTGCAATACCAAGGGTGACGTCAAAATCACCATAGCCAAGATGCCGAGGTGAGCATGTGTAATCTATACCGTGTGAAGACCAATCAGGAATCGATCCGCGACATCGTGGGCACCATGCAGGAGCGGCTTAACCTCGAGCCTGACATAGAGATCTACCCGGACCGATCGGCGCCAGTAGTGCGAAACGGCGACAATGGCCGGGAACTCGCCGGCCTGACTTGGGGGATGCCCTCGCCGCAGTTCGTCACGCAGGGGAAGCCGGATACGGGTGTCACAAACATCCGTAATGTGACGTCGCCTCACTGGCGGCGCTGGCTTCGGCCTGAGAACAGATGCGTGGTGCCGTGGACAATGTTCTGCGAATGGGAAGATACCCAACCCCGGAAGACGAAACGCTGGTTTGCGATCAACGAAGCGGCACCGCTGGCATTCTTCGCCGGCATATGGACCGAGTGGAACGGTGTTCGCGGTTCAATGAAGAACCCGCGCGGTGGAGAACACCAGCTTTTTGCGTTCCTGACGACCGACCCGAACAGCGTCGTCAAGCCCATCCACCCGAAAGCCATGCCGGTAATTCTGACAAACAAAGATGAAATTGAGACATGGCTGACAGCGCCGTGGGAAGAAGCGAAAGCGCTTCAGCGACCATTGCCTGACGACGGCCTCGTGCTGCTGCCAGTTGAGGAAGAAAGGCCGCAACAGGATCTATTTGGATAGGAGGCAAACATGCGCATTCGTCCATACCTGCTTGAAAAACATGGCGTATACGCAAAATTCCCGATGAATGAAGGCGACTTCGTGGGCGCAACGAAAGCCAGCCACGACGCCCTTGATCCGCGCATCCTCGATGAAGTCGACCGTGATTCTGATCTCACAGCCTTCACCGGTTACGTTGCCACAGAACTACTCGCTGACGATGACGACATACCGACAGGCGCAAGAACGGAGATTTTGTTCAGCCAGCGCAAGGGGATCGCTGCCATCCTATACGACCACCCTAACATTTCAGACGCATTCATCGAATGGGTCTTTTGTTCCTCCGCTGAGGATGCGTTGGACAAATGGAAAAAGAAAGTTCGCTGGCCGTTGATTGAAACGTCTAACGGGCCCATAGACATCACTGGAAACACCATCATATGAGCGACCAATCCAAGAACAGCGACGGCATTCACGAGAATCACTATTGCGAGCATCCTGGCTGCAAGAAATGGGGCGGCTTCGGATATTCTCGATCGAAGGCCGAGAAATCCACCTGGCATTGCTGGGCGCATTATCCGCATAAGGAGCCACTACAATGATAACCCGCATTTCCCGCCAGAAGAACGCGGAACAACGGTTGGCAATGGCCCTTCGCCAGTTAAACGATGCCATCAAAGAAGTTCACAAGACCGGCCTCGACGTCGATATCAGCACCCTGACGATGCATACATCTCGTGGCCCAATGACGCAGGTAAATCTAAAGACGTTCAGAGCTGAAGGTGCGCCGCCGGTGCTGCGTGTGGTGGAATAACTAATTTTTTCGGAACCGATTTTCTCGTCGCGAGTTTTTAACGCCGGACGGAACCTTTCCCCATCCGCCCATTGCTCCTAGTGCCCTTTAGTTGGCACGATTAGAACCCTCCCCGCCGGAGGGTTTCTTTTTAGGTGAGCTCGAATATCGCCCATCGTTCTGACGGGCATGAAGCTGCGGAACAATATCAAGTGACTGATCGTTGATATCGACATTCTCTGAACGCATGCCGGGAATTTCGCTATGCCGCGTTACTTTTTCCACGTCCGAGACGCTGAAGGGCTTTCCGTGGATATGGAGGGAGCAGTTCTTTCGACTGATGAGCAGGCAAGACACGAGGCCGTGCAAGCCGCGAGAGAAATGCTCTCAGAAAAAATCCTCAAGGACGAAGTCGTAGATGGCAGCTCATTTGAAGTTATTCGCGGCGACGGCCATTTGATCGCGAGAATCCCACTGAAATCTGTTATGCGCTTTAAGTAAATTCGGCGCGTCATCACACTCGACCATATAGATTTTGCACATAGACTCTTCGCTTATCGCGTGTTCTCATTTGAAGAGGAGAGAACATAGCGCAGGTGGGAGGGATGAACGTATGCCTAGGGGGCTTATTTCAGAGTTGGAGCAAGCGGCGTCCGAAGTATCTAGCCTCACTTCACATCAAGTGAGAACGCTGCTGAATAGAACGATTAATATGGTCCAACGACTTCATGAGGAAGTACCGGGCGAACCGATCAATCGTGATTTGATGAACTATCTCCGCACCGCATCTACTGAGACCGGAAAGCTCTCCGAAGATGAAAAGGTGCATGTATTGCTCGATGCAGCGGACGGCATACGAACGCTGTTGTCAAACCGACCAACGAACTTAGGCGAGATGAGACAGACGAGTTAAATCGGTAGCTAGAGGGGCCGGAGCCGCGCTCAGCAAACCATAACGGTTCTTAATAGCGCTATCGCGGTGTTTTGATGTTCTCGAGTCGTGCCAGACCAAACAAAAAGCCCGCCTACCTCTCGGCAAGCGGGCTAAATCAGGAAGCCCGCGTCGCGCGCGGCTTTGATTGATTTTCGACGATGCGATCCACGCGCAACGTCATCTTGTCGACGGCATCCTTCACGGCGCCGATAGCGCCCATGATCTGCTCAGTCTGCTCGCGAAGGCCGGACTTTGAGACGTAGGTTTCCGCCACATGCAGGCGGTGAGCAGCTAGCTCTTCCCTCGCAAGGGACGCCATTGCCGAAGCCGCAGATGCGGCGCCAGACGCCTCCATCTTTGCGGCACTGATCTTCGCGTCGACGTACTTCCAGAGGCCGAAGAGGAAACCGAACAGCAGCACGAAGAACCCGCCGACGGCCATTATTTCGGGGCCGGTCATGGCTTCACCCCGCACAGCTTCATCAGCTTCTCATTCTCAATGAGTATTTGCCGCTTCGTTTCGCTCGAAAGGCTATCCTCGAAGGAGGGCCGCACCGGTCGTGCGATGTCGCAGTAATTACCGCTTGTCGCGCATCCACTGAGTAAGACGACGATCAACATCATCGTCGCCAAGATTTTTGATTTCATGTTCGACGTCCCCGGCCTTCTTGATAGCCTTGGCATTCGCCGCAGCCTGCTCGTCCTTCGCCGCGGTGCGCCCTGCCCGCTGGCCATACAAAAAGACGCCCGCGAGGATCGCGAGCGCCGTGCCGATTGCGGCTAGGTAGCCTTTAAGCTTGGCGATGATCATCAAACCACCACCTCCTTGCCGCGCCAACTATTCCATCGGCGTGCGATCACATCGCGGTTGCGGTAGGTGACATAGCCGACAACCGCCACAAGCACGCCTGCGGCGATCCAGCCCCATGGAAGGCCAGCAGTGAAGGCAAGCAATCCAGAACCGACCGCAGAGCTTGCGCCCTTTGCAACCACGTCCTTGGCCGCGCTTGCGTCGCGACGAAGCTGTGCGATGGTGGCAGGGCCGATGATGCCGTCAGCGATAAGGTGCGGGTGTGCCTTCTGGTATGCGATTACGGCAGCCTTGGTCTTTGCACCCATCCAACCGTCGATAGCGCCGGGATTGAGGCCAGCAGTCGTGAGCAGCTCCTGCGCTTCCTTCACAACTGGATCCGGTAGCACCGGCGGTTCCGCCGTCACTTCTTTCGTCATGCCAACGCCGGTATAGATGCCCTTCTCGAACAAAAGCGCCTCTTCCTTGCGGCGGCGCACGAGGCCGGGCAGTTTCTTGCCTTTCGCAGTGTTGTAGTTGCTTGCGAGATGAGCGGCGGCCTTCTTGATCTGGCCCTTGCGCCAGAGATCAGCCCAGGTCCAATTCATCGCGCCGACGCCGAGATTGAACGTCACAGATGCAGCGGCGTCCAGCTCATGCTGTTTGCGATTCTCGGGCGAACCAGCGACGACTGCAGGCACATATTCGGCGGCAAGAACAGCGTCGAGGATAACATCGCTCTGCGCTGCGGTGATCTTGGTCTTACCTGGCACAAGCTTCGTGATGCCGATCTTCGCCAGTTCGCGGCGAACCGAATCGCTGCCCATCGTGAAGCCCGTACCGATCGTCGGAATGCCGACGGGGTCGAGGTAGCAGGTAAGTGGATTACCCTCGTGCAGGCGCACGAAAGCCCTCCCCTGTGTGGAGATTTTAGTGATTGGCATTTGGGATTCCTGATTTTAACGGGTTGTTTCTCGCCCCAGAGCAGAGGCGAGTCGTTCATCTGCGGTTCATGCGGCCGAGGCCACCTTGCGCGTGGTCGCTCCGCCCAGCGACCTGACAGAGGCCCGCAGCCGCCCTCCGGCCCTGCGGGCCTCTATTTTTATCGGTCGCGTAAAGTTGATCATCGCGATCCCCCTGAGAATGCAGGCTTCTCTGAATGGCGGGTAACTTCTGAGATTGCAGGCATGTGGCGACGGTTTTAAAAACGCCGCTGTCGCGCGTCCCCTAAAACAGGCCGCGGCATTGGGGTCCGCTGCTTGGCGGAGCGGCGGGCCTCTCCCCAAAGGTTTCTATTGACGGTTAACAGGCAATCCAACGACACTGCGCCGCCGTGGCATCCGAATCGCCACGGCGTGGAGGACTGGCGCTTACGAGGAGCGATTGGCCTCCACCTCGTGGAACGATTTCAAATGTCGCGCATTGTATGCCGCTGTGCAGTATATCTTGTTCACAGCACTGACGCTCGCGCTCAACACCCCCCAGCCACCGTGCGAGCCTCTTTTAGCATCCCGCTCCTGATCGCCAGATACGCTACCGTCGACGATGTCGGCGTATGATGCTGGTGCGTTGAGACGCGCGTGTTGATCACGTGTGTGATAATGGTCGGCTCACTGAAAACTAGCCAAAAGAGATAGCCCAAACCACCTAGAAACGTCGCACAGCCGCTGACAAGCAAAGCAATGCCGAGATAGTAAAGTGCCAAGTGACCGTTGTTCATCTTTGGTGAGCCGGCAAGGTTGAATAGCAGTGTTACTTTACTTGCGGCGCTATTCTTTTCAAGACGCTACCGGCCAAGCGATGGGGGCTATCTCGCCTAGAAACTGCTCGACGGTGGGCTGTGGCCGCTGGCCTGCCTGCACCTTTGCAAGTTCGCCGTAAGCGTAGAACCAGACGTTATCTCGCCATGCGACGAATGCTTGCGCCTCTGCCGCCCACTTCGGTTTGGTAGACGCCGTGTAGGACGCCAACGTCACACCATCGCGGAACTGACGCTCGTGCGCGGTGCTGTCGACAAGGTTCTGGATGGCGTTTTCGTAGTCGGTGATGCGGACTGGATTGAGGAAAGCTAGGACTTCCTGATTGTCTTCCGACAGCGCTTCTTCGGCTATACCTTCTTGGAAATTCGAGTAAATGCCGTTGATTTCCCCGTCGCCATTTCGCTGAACATAGGCCATTAAGCTTTACCCCTCTTGTCGGTCCATCCAAGTGTTGAAAGCACGTTGAGGTTAAGAGCACCACTAAAGCCTACAGCGGCAAACTGGATTTGAGAATTAGTGTTTGTTTTAAATCCTGACGTTGCTCTGAAATTCTTGATTTCATTGGCAAGTGAAACAATCGCTACCGCATCAACGGCTTTTCCGGCACTCGCCATTTGAGTTTGAATATTTCCGTTTACGTTGCTCATTTGCATAGTAATAGTAAGCCAAGGTTCTGTTATTATTCCTTCCGGTGCTCTTATCGTTAAAAGTACTGACGCTTGAGCTGCTGTGCTATTGCGTTCAACGTTGCCCTCGGAAAACTCGAAGTCATCGCCGTTTTGGGTCATGGCGATAAGACTACCGCTAGCCCTGATCCACGATGCCACGCGCCGATAATGCGCAAACCCAGCTGGATAGTTCGGCTGCGTCGTCGGATCGATCGACTTGGATAAACCGCGAGATGTCGTGGTGCCGTTGCTGATGATGAAGCAGTGCCAGGTGCCGTCCGAAATTGCGGAATCGAACCGGCCACCATTGCCTGTGCCGTAAGCGACGTCGAGCTGCGCGGTGCCAGCCGCATGAGCCATCAAGATCGGGTTGGCTGCTTCACTCGCAACAACACCTGCTGGGAAATCAATATCATTGGCTGCGTCGGCCGCATTGTTCGCCAGATTGAAGCCTGGCGAAATGTATCCGGCTATTGGTAAACCGCCGATGGCTGCCTTGAGTTCGTTTTGCGCGGCCTTCCTGCCAGTTTTTCCTGTGGTATCCGCAAAAGCTACAATGTCCCCAGCAGCAACGCCGCCAGCTGGACCGGTGAAATCACCCGTACCGCTCCCATCCGTCCCCTTCCGCGCAAGCAGACGCCAATAAGCGTTGCTTTCAGTCGGCAGGGTCGGCGGCGCGTTGCCCGTGGTCGACTGAAGCGCAAGCCACGTCGACCCGTTGTTGAGAACGATGTCATTTGCCTCATAGGCCGTCGCGCCGCTGTAGGTTCCGCGATCAACAACACCCGGAGTTCCTGAGCGAGCGAAGAGAAGCCACTGCGTGTTTTCTGTGACGGGCAACGTCGGAGGCGCATTGCCGGTCGTAGCTACCTTTGCGATCCACGTAGAGCCGCCGTACTGCACGATATCGCGGATCGCGTACGCTGTGCCAGCACTGTAGTTGCCGCGCTGGTTGACGCCGGCAGGGCCGACTGCACCGGTTATTGGATAAGGAACGCTCCAATCACCAGAGGTAGCGGAGTTCTTGATGTATAGTGCTGACCTTCCGTCTCCAATGTTCGCAACCAGCACGCGGAAGTCTGCTGCGGCTGCATCATAAGCGGTACGGCCAGCCAAATCAGGAACGGCTTCATCAAACTGTACGCCGTCTTTCAATTCGTACTTCTTGATGGTCCCAAACACGCCGGGGCCAATGCCAATTGGGATATCATCAGTGCCGACGGTGATCTCGGACAGGCTGTCCAGATTGCCGTTCGACAGCGAAGCAAGCAGCCTGCGCATGGCCTCAACGGCGGCAATCGTTGGAGAGGTCAGTTCGACCTTATAAGGCGCATCCGTCTGGGCAGGACCGGGCCAATCGTCGGCAAGCAACAGTTCCGTGTCACTGATGATTTTCTCAATGACGATCGGGCGACCAACGTGGATACCGTATTTATCGCCAGCCTTGATCGGCGTAAGGCCGGCAACTGGCGTCAGCCAGCCGGTATCCGTGCCCGTGACAGTTCGCGAGCCGACAGCGACGGTTGCCGTGCCGTCACCGTACCATGTGGTGTTAGCCATTGGCGGGGTCTCCGTCGATTTCACCGCGCGCAACGCGCAGATCGGCTTCAAGGCCATTGATCTTGTCGAGAAGGATCTTGTTTTCTTGCTTCTGCATCGCGAGATGCTGCGAGAGAAGGAGCGTGCGCTGCTTGAGGAATTCTTCGCGCACTTCTGCCTCATGCAGAGCGACGAGAGCGTCGACCTGCATCGTGTTGCCGGTTGTCATGGGATTTCCTTGTAATTAGCGCCGAAGAACCATGGCGATGAGGCGAGCTGAGGTTGTTAGGTTTACCGGTGCGAACCTGCTTATTCTGAACGTGGTTTGCGTCCTTCCCGAAGGGGGAACGAAAATACGGAAAGATGAAGCTGACACGATATCGCCATTGTTAACGCCAGGGTTTACCGACCCGATAGAACCGATGACGCCCCCGTCGGTATCATTGTTTATGTCGTAGCGAATTTGCGCGCCGATCTGGTTATTTGCGGTGACGAGTTCGCTGGAATAAAAAAGGTATATCCTCGGAGCCCCGGTGCCATGGTTCACAACCAAGCTCTGCGGCGTACTGCCAGACTGCGAAACTTCAAACGCATCTGAAATAGCACCAGAAGCAATATTCGACGTTCCAACCTGAAGGTTGCCGATATAGGCCTCCTCAATGTTGACGTTCCCCAACACCGAAGTGAATGCCGACAGCTTGTTGACCCTGATGTCGTTAGCGTAAAGCACCCCGTCCTGAACAACGAATGGCTGCTTTATGACCGACATATCGCCGCTGGCAATGACGAATTGGTCAGCGAAGCCAACCAAACGTGTTGGGCTGGACGGGTTTGCGGGAACATCCAACAATAGTGCTGCAGAACGATATTGACCGTCGTTGACAGCTGCCGTCACGCCGTATCGAGCCGCATAGCCTGCCGGTGTGGCTAAAGCCGCCCAGGCGATATTAACTGAAGCACTATTTCCGCCCAGCGCAGCCGTTAGTGTCTCCACCTTGCCGGCGACGGCCATGGTTTCATTTACGGCAAGCTGGATATCCTCACGATATTCAGCGCGAGCCGCACCAAGCTCCACGGAAAGTTCTCTGGCGAGATTACGCGTGTCCTTATAGGCAACCGTCGCCATTTCCATTTGAGCGGCTATCAGGCCGTCAATGGCATCCTGTGCGGTGCGCGTGCTGTTGCGGAGCCAGCCAAGGGCGTCTTCCACGCCGGAGAGATCGACGTCGACGAACACGTCCTTGTCGGAAAGTAGAACGTTTGGCGTGATGACCGGGATGAACCCAGACCACACAACCGGCCTGTCTCCGCCTGGAATGTAGCGGCCACGGACGACGTAGCTTTCGTTCGGCAAAAGGCTCTGCGAGATGAGCATGGAGCCAACCTGTGGCTGGTCTGTACGGCCCTCGCTTACCTTGTCAAGCGTGGCTTGAAGCCGGACCTCATACTCGATGCCAACGACATCATCGAGGCGCCCATCAGTATTGTCCCAGGTCAACCGGATCGCCGGTCTGCGATCATCACCAGCCGCGTCCTTGATGGTGGCCGGTTCTGCAAACCAGTCCACGATTGGCTGCGGCGTCGGACGAATGACGCCCAATTGACCGTCAACGGGAGGCTGGAAATCGGCACCCGTATTCCAATCGTAGTCGGCTGGATCAACCTCAGTAATGTCGACCATGATATCGAGGTTGGCGCGATCCGCCACGCCGTCGAGGCGCATCAGTTTCGCGATGTAACCGTTGCGCTCGGAAGTCCACGAGAACACTGTCCCCGGCGTCGCGTAGGCCCAGAAGCGCGGAGGCAGAACAATCGTGTGCCTGCGGAAGCGCCTGGCCTCTTCAAGGGCAGACCGCATCAGCCGCTGCACCTGCTCCGCATAGGGAACAAAGTTCAAATCGACGTCGGCCATAAGACGGCGATTGCCGTCGATCGCTTCAAGGTCAGTCCGATAGAGCGGCGGCGCAGTCTTTGATACCCAGCCGTCTTGCGGAGAGGGATAGTTTGCCGACACACCGTTGATGGTGTCCGCCAGTCCAAGGAACGGCGTGAACTCCTGCTCTTCAGTCGACAAGATATCGTCGTCGGTGAATGCGATAACCGGAGCATCTGGAGCGCCAGAATGCAGGTAGTAGACGCCACCAACTTCCGAGATCTTGCCTTGGCATGCGGTCAACAGTGCCTCGACGGCTGACGTCAGCGGAGCCTCGACTTGGACTTCCCCACCGCTCCGGTAGGTGTTGACCCATCCTGTGGATTCCAGCGTGCCGGCCCTGTGCTTCTCGATCTGCGCAATCCACGCCAAAGCAGGGAGGCGGGCCGCCGCCATGTTCTGCAGGCCGTAAAACCACTGGCCGTTGTAGCTGATACCGCGCAGCAGATTGTAGATCTGCACCGCTGGTAGGAAGTCGCCGTCGCCGCCCCACGTCGCCGGATCGGCATAGCGCTGGCCACCTACACCGCCAACGGTGCTGTCGCGAGATGGATCGTAAAGGCGCATTCCCTCAAGCACGAACTTGAAGGACGGCACGCCAGAGAACATGTTCTTCGAGACGCGCGCGGTAACGATCGCGTAAGCCACGCCCCTGCCGATGCGGTCAGGGTTCCACCACCTGTTTCCATTGGATACAGACGAAAATAGAAAGCTGTCGGCGGTCGTTTGGGTGCCGTCGTAGAACTTGATCCAGAGGCTATCAGGGTACTCGTTGACTGCCTGACCTCGTTCCGACGATGCGCCGAGGGTGACGCGCTCGCCATTCACCCACAGCTCGACAAGGCCACGGATCGGCATGTCGGAGAGCGCAATCACCTGCGTGAGGTAGGCGTTAGGCGTGTCACCGTCCCGACCCCACGTATTAACGAATACGAGAGAACCGGCCGTCGCCGTTTTCCCAAGAATGAACGACCGCGAGATATCCCCGCCACCTTGCAGTGTGCCGTTGATCGAGAATGTCGGGTCTTTGGTCTTGCCCGCTAGGGACTGCGCTAGCAGACTGACGCCGACGCCAACTGCCGTCTTCAGCAGGAAAGAGCCAACGACGCCGAGGCCACCAATAAAACTGGAGACAGCCGAGATCGCGCCGGATATCGCGGTCGCGATACCAGAAAAAATAGCCATCGATTTTCCTTGGGATGCGCTGCGCTATTCGCGCGCGTAGCCGCTAGAGCGGCTTCATGAAGTGTGTTTCGACAGCGCTGTAGCCGCGCCTCTCGTAGAGGCTGGAAACGTCATTGGTTGCCAACGACGCCATTCCGACAGAGACGCAACCGACTGAGCGCGCCCACGCTTCGTAAGCGTCGAGCATCTTGATTGCGCCCCGGCCGCGAGCTTCCGGCGCGACGTACCAGACCGTTTCCTTGGCAATGCTGCCAACACCGAACGGATGGTCAAAAGCAGCAGCCATCAGAACGCCCTGCGCGCGCTCGCCTGTGACCAGCACGCAAGCCATTGGAGAACGCATGTGCTGCTGAAACAGCTGGTCTGCGTAAGCCGCCTGAAACGGAAATGTGAAGCCAGCTGCCTCATGGCTGTCGCGCAACAACGCGACCACGCGGTCGCGGTCTTCGGCAGTAGCAAATCGAACATCCATCAGAAGATCCCAAGAAATTTCTTGCGCTTCGGCTGCGTCGCGACCTTGCCCTTTTCAGAACCCCAGAAGAATTCCCATTCAGACGAAGTGTCCGCATCCTGATAGAATGCGTCACCAGCTTGCCGGAGAACCTGGGTGGCGTGACTGCGTGTGGCCGGATTGGATCGCGTCATTTCCTGTGTGTGGCTTGCGCAGACCATCGTCACGCTGCCCTCTTCGTTTTCACTCGGCGTCGTGATCGTGATGGTGTCGACGAAACCGACGAAACGACATTCGGCAGGCGCGACCATCTGGCGGCTATCCGGATCGAACAAGCCGCGGTAGATCTCGACGCGAGCCTGTTTACAGTCGTAAAGGCGGACAAGCGTCTGAACGTGTTCGCTCACCTGCGACAGGCGAATGTTGACGTTTTGCACCGAGAGATTGGCGACGAGCGGAATGTCATCGATCTGCACCAGCGTGCCGGAGCCATACCAGTCACGAGTGACAGGCAGACCTGTGTCCGGGTGGACTACAGCCGCCGACACGTTGCCGACATCCGACCACATACCATCGGTGACCGGCGCGCCAGTTGCCCGGTCTCGCGCGACAAACCAGAGGAAGTCGCGAGCCACCAGCTGCCGCGCTTCAAGCGCAGCAAGGTTTTCTGCTGAGATGTTTCTCATTGATTTCTCGTAGGGATCTAGCGGCAGCGAGGCCCATGAAGCGGCCTAGACACAAACCTAAAGTTGAGCATAATGCCGCTACTGCTGGGGGATGATTGGTGTCCTGATAGCGCTCGAGTATCGATATGTGACGTCACGCCGTTCTGCCGGACATTGCTTTGAGCTTGTGAATTCAACAACTGCGATGAGGCCGCGTAGTGGTGATTGAAAAGTCTGTATTGGCGTTTGAGAAACGGTTTATGGCGGTATCGCTGACCACGTTTATGGCGGCATATTTCGTGGCATTGGTTGCTCCCCTTTTTCTCGCCAAGAAGGTGGTAGATTTTGCTGCCGCCGACTATTGGCTGATTTGGCCCGTCAATTTGTACTACATTAGCCAAATCGAAGCCCACTTTGGCAGCCTCAACGGATGGAATACCTTCTTACTTTCCAACTACATCGCAAGTTCCATGATGATTTGCAGATTGGTCGCCTTGCTTGTATTGGAGTTGAGGAGACCCAAGCACACGTTCAACTGGGGAATTTCATTCGTTCACGCAATGATAATGCCAGTGGTGCTTGTTGGCTTACTTCTTCCATTCGGAGAGGGAAGAAGTCGTGGGTTGACATTTTATAGCAGTCCGTTTGGCAACTCGCTGGCGTCTACCCTTCTCGTCGCATTCTTCTATTTCGGCGCAACCGATCCCCTCGTGAAATTCATAAGCTGGATCAAGTTCATTTTATTTAGTAGGCGAGAGTCGGAGATTTCATGAAATACCCAATCGTCGCGTTCTCGGCATTGCTCCTGACCGCATGCCAACAAGGTCCCATCGTAAAGTCAGAGCCGTTCGACTGGAAAAAAGCGGTCAACAGGAATGCCGAGCGCGCTTGCAGTGAGAAGAAGGGCACCGAGATGTACGCGAAGTGCTTTGATCGTGAAGTTGCCAAGGGCACGCGTGAATCGAAAATGATCGCGGCGCATTTCGGGGTGAAAATTCAATGACTACCTGGTCTCAATAGCCTGAAACGTGACAGTGCCGCGACCAGTAGCCATGTCGGCAGTCGTTGAGATCGAACCAGGCACGATTGCCATGATGCAGGATGGTTTCACCAGCGTAGCGGCGACAGGTGCCGTAACGCCCGGCCACAGATGCGGACGGACCTCAAACTGCGTTGTCACGCCGCCTGCGCTGGCCGTCATAGGCTCCATCACCATATGCACGTCTTTGTCGCCGATCTGGATGTAATCGCCGACCGTGACCTTGTAGCCAGCGGGCAGGCCCAATAGCGATATTGCCTTGCGGTTACTCGCAATCGTGGCCACCTGCCCCACCCCGGTAAATGCGCCGCCGGTCGGCCAACTGCCGTTCGGATACGCCACCGGGAAACAGCGCGACTTCGGAAATGCGCGAAACGTCTTGAGCCCGTTTTCCAAGCTCGTGAGCCGCGCACGCCAGTAGTCCAGTTCATTAGGCTTCATCGATCGCGATTGTGCCGTCATCTGCCAGAGCGGAGAGCCAAGGTCTTTGACGACCGTCTGGCCGCCTGCTGTGCGCGACTGCTCTTGCCGCCAAAGCAGGTTGAACTCGGTCGACCAGCCTGGGAACTCATCGAAGAAGGAAGTTGGGAGCGGGTATGTGATTGTCATTGTGTATCCGCCGTTAAGTGACCGCAAAGGAACAAAGCTCGGAACCGCGCATTTCCCCAGGAGCAATCAACCACCGGAGGAAACCCATGAAATCGCTTGCGGATATTTTCGAACACACGCTTCAGGACGTCTACTACGCTGAGAACGCCATTACGAAGGCGCTACCCAAGGTAGCGAAGGCAGCCCAAAGTGCAGAACTGAAAACGGCCGCCGAGGATCATCTTGCGGAGACAAAAGATCAGATCAAGAAGCTTGATCAGGTCTTTAAGTCGATTGGCAAGAAAGCTTCTGGCGAAAAATGCGATGCGATTGAAGGCTTAATCAAAGAAGCCGACGGCCTTATGAAAGAGGCCGAGGGAACCGCGCTCGACGCTGGACTTCTTGCTGCATGCCAGGCGGTAGAGCACTACGAGATCGCCCGTTACGGCTCGCTTCGCGAATGGGCAAAGGATCTCGGCCATGATGAAGCGCACAAAATCCTGAGCGAAATCCTCGATCAGGAAAAGGCGACGAACAACAAGCTGACTAACCTCGCCGTCACGTCAATCAACAAGACGTCGGCCGCGAAGAAGGCTGCTTAAGATAGTTTGCAAAGGCCTCCCTTAAAATGGGAGGCCTTTTCTTCTGCCCAAAGATATCATCCCAACTTCACGTTTCGTTTTTGAGCCGATCGCACAGCCGCTTCGACGCGTCCTTGCATTTCGGCGCCCTGCTTTGCCACTACCCTTTCAAGTCGGGCCACAGCCTCAGCGTCCGCCCCGCGCGCGTCAATGACGGGCGCGTAGTTGACCTGCACAGCATTGTCGTTGGCTGGGCGAAGCGATGGGATTGACGGGACAGAAACGCCTACAGCGCCGCCGTTTGCGTAGCCCTTCAGATTTCGCCGCATAGCTTCCATGGCCGCTGGGCCGCCGGCAGCTTTAACTGCCGCCTTATCGAAGACGTACTCACCTTTGTGAACGACGCCAGCTGGCTGGTATTTACCGCCGTCACCGGTATAGCCGCCATCGGAGAAGCCGGGTCTTGCGGTAGGAACCGGCCCCGTCATTGGAAGAGAAGCAAACCCGCCGCCACCGAACAAACCAAGGAAGCTACTCAGGAGTCCGCCACTGCCTCCAGCTGCGCTGTTTACCTTGAACAAGCTGGCGAGCACATCGTCGAGAAGCGCATCTGCAATGCGGCTTAGCGCGCCAGCAAATGCGTCCGCGGCACTCTCGCCTTGAATCAGGTCGTCGATAAAGCCGCGCGTTGCATCTCTCGCGACGTTGTTCCATTCATTCAGCTTCTGCTGTTGCTCTTGCGCTTGCCTAAGCGCCTCAGACTGCCGAGCATATGCCGCAGATTCCTGCTCGATTGCGGCAATCTTGTCGGGCGAAAGCGTGATGCTTTCCAGATCCTTCTCGCCCTTCTTGCGGGCGTCTTCTCGAAGGTCGGCGAGTGCCTTCTGCTCTAGGTCAAGAGCAGTGCGGCGCTTGGTCTGAGCCTCGTTAGACAGGCCTATTAGGCTCATCTCCTGGCGAAGCGCTTCGGTTCGATCGCGAACTGCCTGAAGGTCTTCCGCGAAGCGATCGGATGCAGTCTTTGTCGGCGCCCTCGCCCGCTTTGGTGTACCGAACCCTCTATTTTTGTCCGTATCCAGGTCAGATGGGCGTCGATCTGGTGTCGGGCCGAACTCTGGCGTCATAAAACCAGGATTCTGAATGTTGTCCGCCCAAGGGTCGGCGTTGGTCTCCAGCTTCCCGCTATTGGGATTGTAGCTGCGCCAGGTTGTGATGTCAGTCATTCTTGACGTGGCATCATTGACCTTTTGAACGTTGCCGGCAGCCACGAGTGCAGCAGCAGCCAGATCATTGAACTTGTCAGCGAAGTCAGACGCAGCTTGCAGACCCGTACCGTTGATAGCGGCCACCAGCGCATCCTGTACTCGCTTAACTTCTTCGGTCTGAACCTTCCCTTCTTCAGCAGAACCGGCAAACTTGTCGAACGCCACCTGAAGGTTAGTTATCGTGTCGGCCTTTTCGCCCGCCAATCTTAGTAGGTCGAGCAGATCCGCGAATGAAACAACTGCCTTGTCGACCTCTGCCCTGACGCCCTCGAGTGTCTTCGCATTGACGATGTCCGCGCCTTTGGTGAGGTCGGCAACGTTTTGCGCTCGCTTTAGCTCATCAGCGTACTCGCGAAGCGCCGGGATCGCGTCACCCCACCGCTCGGCGACAGACGAAATGAGCGCAGCCTGCTCTTTTAGCACTTCGGCGGACTTATCGCCTTCGCTCATTATCGTCGAAAAGTACTGAAATGCCGCTGTGGCTGCGGCGATGACGCCGATCGTTACCAGCGACAAAGGAGAAATCACCGACGCAAATGCAGCCGCAAGACCTTGGCCGACACCCTGCCCGCTATCTTTAATCTGCTGTAGGACGGCCGAAAGCTGGGTGCCCTGCTGCAGGGCGATCTGGATGGGTGACATCCCCATCGCTGCCGTCACGCCGATGTCCTGGAACTGAGCGGCAATGTTTGCGGTATTGAAGCTGTTGCCGCTACTCGTTGTAACTGTTGCCTTCAGTGCGGCGTTACGGCCCTTGATGGCCGCAGTCGAAGCAAGGGCGGCCTGTCGCTCTCGTTGAATTGCCGAGGCCATCTCATTAGCAGAAATGGCGCCGGCAGCATGTGCCTGCCGGATCTCGGCGACGGCGTTCCTATAATTAGAAATTGTTGCGAACAACGGGCTGTATTTGGCGCGGAGGCGATCAAGCTCTTTCTGCTGATCAGCGAGAACCCCGTTCCATTCTTTTGCTGCCGTCGTCCCAATACCCACCATACTGTTGATGCGATCCTGCATCGACGTGGTGAGCGAATTGTTGATCGACTTCCCAGTCGCGGCAAAACGTTTCTCAATGCCACTGGATGCCGCGCCTACGTCCGACACCAGCCTGTTTAGGGCACGCTTTACGGTTGCAAGGTCGGTGCTGATTGAGATAATCAGATCATCATTATTATTACCGGCCAAGTTGGTGTCCTAACGTGAAAAGGCCCGCCAGGAGCGAGCCGAAAGGGATGGATATGGTGAAATATTTGCATTCTGGATTTGCGGCGGCGGCACTGCTCTTGGCATCACAGAACAGCGTCGTTGCCCAGGTTCGGAAGCCACCCAGCGTCCCCGCTGCGGGGGACACTGAGATAGTCAAGGAGGAGCGTTGCAAGGAGAGCCTGAGCCAGATTTATGCGTGGCAACTGGGCGATGCAAAGCGCCTGCGCGATTGGTGCCGTGAGAACGGATACATTACGTACAAACAGCAGCTTGCTGCTGAACGTTGATCAACCACCATACTTCTTGATCAACTCGTCAATCTCGGCGTCTGACGGAGGAGCCACGGCTTTATTGCCGCCGTTCGCTTCGGCCTTGCCCTTCACCGCAAGGGTGAACTCGGTCAAGCTAGACGCCCAGAATATTCCTGGTGTCCAGCCGAGGCCGCCGAATGCGATCTTTTGCCAGTCGCGCCAAGGGAACGGCTCTTCTATGCCGCCTTTTGAGCGGCTTCCCCGTTTCCCTCGTCTTCCTCATCAAAATGATGAGACAGCGCCTCGGAAATCGCCTTGGCCACGGCGCCGAAGTGCTTCAGCTTCAGCGCGCCGATGGCCGAGATCTTGTCGCCACGCACGGTAAGCAGATCGAGAGCGGCAACGGTAGCAGCCGGCTCGACGCCCGACAAGCGAAGGAACAGATCGGACATGCTTTTGCACGACAGGCGCGACGACACGGCAGCAAGTCCACCCATCTCAGCGACGATGACTAGCGGTTCCTTGCCGACCCAAAGGCCGACCTCTCCCCGAGCTCCGTTTACTTCCAACGGAAAGGGTTTTTCAGCATCAGCCAAATTACACCTCCGCAACGAACGTCAGAACGCCAGCAGCAACGAACGTGGCCGTGAATTCCATGTTGCCTTCCATCTCGCCGCTGAACTCGAATTCAGAAACGAACCAAGGGCCTGTGTAAGTACCGAGGCCAGGCACGATTACCTTGGCATTGAACTTGGTCGCATCGTTGACGTGCGTCATGAACGCGGTGTTCGAAGCGCTCTTAACGAACTTGCCGGAACCAGAGAAAGTGCGGTTCTTGATGCCCGGTTCTGCTGTTTTCTGCGGCGTGTTCTCCGGATTGACGCAGTCCGTGATAGTCGTATCGACCTCGTTGGCGGACATATTGAAACTGCGGGTCGTGAGACCGCACAGGTTCGAAAAGACTTCAGGAGTTTCGCCGTCACCGATCTGGATGAGCAGCGTACGACCAATCTGTTGACCGTCGGCCATGAGTAAACCTCAAAATTTAGGGGTTGATGGCCAATCAGGCCGGTGTCTCGACGCGCGCGACAAATTCGACGACGCCATGCGTCGTAACTTCATCCGGGTCTTTGAAATGACGGGTGTCTTGCCGCGTAATCGATATCAATCGATGTGAGGGCAGCACTAAGGGTGCTTCATCCGACGCCTCGACGACCTCGTGAATGATTTCCTTCAGCTCCTTAAAGCCTCCGGAATATTGCGACCAAACGTGGATCGTCACGTAGATGAGGTTCGACTTCAGACAGCCGACGTCATCTCTAATCACTTGGCTTTCGCCGTATTCGACGTATGGAAACGCAGCATTGGTCGGCGGGCGGTCGTAAATGCGCTGTGCGACAATGGCCGTTAGCGATGAACGTGCCTTCAGCCTTGCGACGATGGCGCCCTGTAGCTCAAGATCGGGACTAGCCATTAGTTCTTCATGGCCTCCCTCACTCCGCGCGATATGGCATCGCTAATCTTCTTTTTGGCCTTGGCTTTCATCGATCGCCATGTCGGAAAGACGTGTGGCTGCGCCCTTGTGCCGGGATGCATCCTTGCGCCGTCGCGCCGCTTCCTGCCCGCAACAGTGCCGCCGCCTTTGGCGACATTGTGCGGCCGCGTGCCAAATTCCAAAAAGTGCCAAATCCATGCGGCGAAAACTCCAGTGGCATCCGGATCCTTGCTGGCCGATGCGCCCACAAGCGCTTTCGCACTCGGCCTGTCAGAAATCTTGCCGCCCTGTATCGAGGCAGCATAGTCGCCAGCCGTTGCGCTGTTACTTATCGGCGCCCGGTCGGAGATTTTGTCGGCGGCTTCGGTAGCGATCTGAAGTTTCGCTTCGGCGGCGTACTTGTTGGCGAGCGGAGCTACCTGATTGAGCTTTTTCGTCAGCGCCTCGCGGCCCAGAACCTTTGCTTTAATCACGAAGCCTCCCCCTGCACCACAAGCAGCTCGATCCACTGGTTGCGTTCGTCGATGTTGACCGCAGCCTTGATTGCGTAGACCACGCCAGACCGCTTATTCCGCGCCTGCCACGCGGACGTGATAGTGCGCGTGCGTTCGTTGCTGCGGACGGTCATGGTGTAGGGCTGCAAGCCCTGAAGGCGGCTTGCAATCACAGGCTCACTGCCGACGCGCGGCTCAAGACGTGCGGGCTCTACGAATTGCTCCGCGAATCCGACGACCACGCCACCATATCCATCGTCACCCTCGACCTCGGCCTCAAAGCCGATGCGCTCACTGAGCGAGCCCGCTCCGGCTCTTTTGCGTTTTGGCATTCGGTCGATCCTTGGTGGGTTCGGCAGTCTTGGCCGCTATTGCAGCCGCTGCGCACTTGCGTGTGACGTTGTAGAGGCCAGCCTTATAGGCGATGGTGAAGCCTGGCTGGCGCCAGTCGAACGGTTCATGGAATCGGAGCCACATAGTCGTCCGCCACTGTTCGCCAGACACGCCACGGTGCCAGAAGCATTCGCACTGCGCGTGGAAGGACCGCGTCGCCCGTTGCCTTCGGGTCAGGCTCGCGCACCTCGTAGAGATCGCCGGCCACGAGAAGGATCGCCGACACGATAGCCGGGGTGGCCGCGATGCCATCGGCGGCTGTAGGCGTTTCGCCCATGGCGACAACTTCGCGATCAAGATGCTGCGTAACAATGCTCTCAGCGGCGTCGCGATAGAGTCCGATCTCCACATCTTCATCTTCATGAAAGACACGGAGATGCTTTTTGACGGTTTCGAGATCGACGATGGCCATATCAGGCCGCCACTACTGCGGCAGTCGGCGCGCTTGTGACAGGCACGCTGCCCTTGGCATTCGTGGCGGTTACGCGAACCGTGATGGCCTTGCCGACGTCACCCACGACCGGAACATAGGTCGCCGCTGTAGCGCCAGAAATCGCGACGCCTGCAGCAAACCACTGCCTGGCGTAGGTCGGCGAGCCGGACCACGTGCCAGTGGTCGACGTCAACGTCTGGCCGACCTGAGCTGTGCCCGTGATTGCCGGAGCAACAGAATTTACCGGCGAGCCGATACCGTTGACGATACCGGCGCCGATATAGGATGCGACCCTGCGCTTACGAACCTTCGTTGACAGCATCGGGTTTGTCCTTCTTCTTCGTCGAGCGAGCAGAGGAGATCACCGGCTTGTCAGCGGCTTCATCCGCGGCATCGTCTTCAACAGAGGCGTCAGCCTTAACCTCGCCGATGATCTCTACCAGGCCCAGCTCATCGAGCTGCTTCGCCTCGCCCGCCTCGACCTTGAATGGATCGCTCTTTTTGGTCTTCAGCTCTTTGCCAACGGCGAACGTGCGCTTGGCTTTCACTTCCAGAAAATCAGTCATGTTCACTCCCTTTCAAGGAAGGGGAGCCGAAGCTCCCCTTAGGTCAATCAGGCGCCCTCGACATCGCCGGTCACGAAGGACTCGGGGCGATAGACTGCGAACGCCAGGCGCTCTTCGGCGCGGATGGTGAAAAGGTTTTTCTCAAAGTCGTCGACGTTTTCGCTCGAGAGCAGAACTTCGATATCCATGCGGTCGAAAATCTGGGCTGCGAAGCTGAACGCACCGGTGAGGAACTCGCCTGCGGCCATCGCCTGGGTAGAAACAACCGGCAGGTTCCAGAGCGTCGGAGTGAGCGAGCCCTGCGGGTTGCCGATGATGTAGTTGCCGCCGGCGTCCTTGGTCAGCTCAATCTTCGCCCAGTCGATCGGGTTCAGAACGAACGCGGTTGCCGGATACTCAGCGAGAACGACCTGCAGAACAGCCAGACGAAGGCGGTCGATCGCCGTTTCGTCTGCGGCAGCGAACGCCGGGTTGAACGCGGTCGCCTGCGGAACCAGACCGTGAAGGTTCTGGCCGGTGCCCGAGCCGTTGAGCAGCTGATTTTCTTCAACGAAGCGCAGGCCGTAGCGTGCGCGGCCGTCGATGTAGGAGCGAAGCGCCGGCGCGTCGTCCAGGATCTGACGGGAGGCCTTGAAGAGGTGAGCGAGAACGCGCACCGGCGAAGAGGTCATATCGAACGTCAGATCAGAATACGGCTTGGCAGTCGTTTCAGCGACCGGCGCCGCGTTGTTTGTGAAGCCGGTTTCCTTGACGTACTCGATCGAGCTCGAAGCCGTCTGACCAGGCATGACAAGGTCACGGATCGTCAGCTGGCGCTCAGGCAGACCAAAGATGCCAGGAACGCGCGCGCCGGGAACCAGAGAGGTACCCTGAGAGCGGCCGGCGCCGACGGTGGTATTGGCCGAGGTGATGGCAGCGCGGTCAGCTTTCACTTTGATCATGCCGCGATACGAAGAATCGAAGGACTGAGCACCGGCGGCTTCGACCACGATATCACCCAGCGATTTTTCGCCAGGATCACCGCCGACCCGCTCACGAGCTGCGCGCTTCTCCATATCGGAAAGGCGGGTCGTGACATCGCCGAGTTCGGAAAGTGCCTTGTCGGTCTTTTCCTTGAGCTCTGCGGAGACTTCGCCGTTTGCGGCAAGCTTCGAGGTAAAGTCGGTGGCGAGATTGCCAACCTGCTCCTTGATGGACGCAAGCGAAGTACCGAGCTCGCCGATCTTATCGGCAAGTTGATTATCAGCCATGAGTGGCTCCTTTATCGAATGAGTGGTGATTTTGCTTCGGCGATAAGCCGGTCAATGGCTGCCAAAGCAGCAGCATCCGCATCGACGTCAGGAGCCCCCTGACCATCCTTGAGGTAGAGCCGAGCGGCCCGCTCTGCCTCAGAGCCCGACAACCCCATCAGTCCCCTAATGCCGTTTTCGAACTCGCGTTTTGTAATTTGTTCGCCGGCCGTCATCTTCGCGACCAGCGTTTGCGCAGCCTCAGCCTTTGCGGCGTTCGCAGCCTTGATGCGCCTTACCGGCGCAGGCTCAACGTCGGCGCCGTAGCGGGCCAAAGTCTCATCCAGCGTAGCAATACGGTCGACCATGCCGCGGTCCATCAACGCTTCGGCGTAGAAAACGCGGCCTTGGCCGAAATTGTCCTCGACTTTGCTGACCGTCACGCCGCGCCCTTCGGCGACGGACGCGACGAAGCGATTGTAGGAGCGATTCACGCCATCTTGGACATGCGCCAGCGTATCCTTGCCAAGCGGCTCGGTTTCGTTGCCTTCGACTTTGTGCTTGCCGGCAGAAATGTACGTGCGTTTGATGCCACGCTGCTCAAGAGCTGCGGACAGGTCATCATGGGCGGTATAAACGCCGATCGAACCGGCGCGGCCAGATGGCGTGACGACAATTTCGTCGGTCGACGCCGCGATCCAGTATGCCGCGCTTGCAGCCAGGCTGTTGACCTGAGCAATGATCGGCTTCTCGCCGCCACGTAGCTTGCGGATTTCGGTCGCGAGCTCGTCTGTGCCTGGCACCGTGCCGCCGGGGCTGTCGATATCGAGCACGACAGCCTTGATGTCGGCGTTAGATAGCGCCTTGTGCAGCGCTTTCTTGATGCCGGCATAGGAAGTGCCGCCGCTCATCGCGGAAAACAGGTCCATTTTATCGGCCAGAACCCCGTAAACCGGGATAATGGCCACGCTGCCGGTCGATTCCGCAATTTCCTTGGCTCGCGCATCGTCGATCGATGCCGCGAACTCGGACGAAAACAGCTTTTCGCCTTCGGCCCGCGCCACCAAAACATCAGCCAAAACGCCCAGTTTTTCGCGCTGAATAGCCCAAGGCTCGGCCGAAAAGGCCGAAATCAGGTGTTCAAACTTCATGATTTTCCCTTATGCAGCGCGCGCTGCTGGCGTTGGTGCCGGAGTTTCGGTCTTCCCAAGCGAATCGAGGCGAGTCATCGTGCCGTTCACGATGGCCTTGTTGCCGCCGTCCACTGGCGCCTTGTCTTCGTAAGAGCGAGCCTCATCGACTAGGTAGATGCCGTTCGTGACCATCTTCGACAGGAATTCTGCCCGAGCCGTGCTGTCGCCGCGCAAGAGTTCTTCCATGTTGAACTTCACCTTCGTGGTCTTCCTCGTCTTCGCGTCGAGCAAGTCACGATAAATTGCCGCTTCGATGCGCTTGAGCATCGGCCGCATGCAAGTTTTGGTGAATTGGAGGATCAGCTGCTCGATGCCGCTTCCCCAGGTCGTGGTGCCGTTTGCCGCGTGACCAATCATCACGGGAGGAACGCCGAAAATGCGGCAGATCTGCTCGACGCTGTACTGCCTCGCCTCAAGGAATTGAGCATCCTTTGGGTTGATCGACATGGGATACGGCTTGAAGCCAGCCTCCAATACCGTCACCCCACCAGCCTTCTCAGCACCGGCGAATTGCGTCAGCGTGTCGGATATCTGCTTGCGCTGCTCAGGCTTCAGGATCTGATCCGAGCTAACGATTAGTGAAGAAAGCAGGCCGTTCTTGAACATGCGGCCGGCGACCTTCTCGCCCGCCAATGCACTCCCGACCGTATTACGCACCACGCCGATCGGCGACATGCCTCGATCACAGCCCGGCAGCCGGACGCCGCGGACGTGAAACATCTTACCTTCTGGCACTCGGCGCTTTTTACCGTCTTCCGTCACCTCGTAGTAGCGCGTGTTCCGCCCATCTTTGGAGCGACACACGTCCACGCTCAAAGGGTGAAGCGGATTAAGTGCAACGAGGCGCTCGCCGTTCATCTTCTTTTCGGCGAAGAAATTGCCGTCGAGCAGCAGGCACATCGCCGCCATCGACCAGAACTCTGGCGCAGTGTCGTCCATGTTCGGCATGTCGTGCAGAAGCTCGTATAGCGGAGCGTTCTTATCGACCGTGACGCCGTCCTCGCCATAAACGATGCAAGGAAGGGTGCCGGCCGCGTTCTGCACGAGGTTGACGCATGCCCAAACCGCATCAAGCGAAAGGGCACTCTCAATCGTGACTGTCTCCCCGGACGTAGTGCCGAGGCCAAAGAAGCCTCGCCAGAACTCGCCGTCGGTGAGCTTGATAGGCCTTCCGACCCATCTCTCAAAAAAGCCCATCAGGCCTCACCACTAGGTTGCCCGTCACCAGGTGACAGAGATGATATTGTTGACGAAGTCGTCCAAGTCGCCGCTATCGCCGCCCTCATAGGTTCCGGCCATCGCCGTTGCCATTGCCAAGGCGACTGCGCCGTCGATGCGGCGTTCGCGGTTGTGTTTGACGAGCTTTCGATTGCCGGCAGGATCCGCTTTGATGGTGGCATTCATCATGCACATCGTCAGCACTGGATGGTCGCCGTGGGCAAGGTTGCCGTTGAGGATGATGCTTTCGAGCTCGCGGAGAGCCGGCGACATCGACTGGAAGCCCTGCCCAAACGGCTGGAATACAGCATCGTCGCCTTCAAGTTGATCGTCAGTAAAGCCAGCCTTTTGCAGCCATGGCTTCAGATGTCGGAAGTTCCATCGGTCGAACGCGATCTTGCGGATATCCATCTCTTCGAAGCGGTCGCGCAGGTAATGCGCGACGAACTCGTAGTCGACAGTTCTACCAGGAGCAGCTTCGAGATGGCCGTCCTTGTGCCAGATGTCATACGGAACGCGGTCGGCCTTGGCTTTGGCTCGGATGCCGTCCCCCGGCAGCCAGAACGTCGGCTTGACATGCCAGACGGTCTTTCTGTCCTGCTCTTTCGGCGCCATGAGCACCAGAGCAGTCAAGTCGCTCACCTCAGAAAGATCGAGCCCACCAAACACAGGGAGACCATCAAAGTCCACAACTCGAGCGTTACACGCTCGCCAAATAGCCGGCGACACAAACGGTGCATTCGCATCAATCCTTTGGTTGAGATGAAGCCAACGGAAGCTCGCCTCTTCTGTCGGCATACGGGACGCGCGCTCTGCGTCGTCGCGCACTGACGAAACGGACTTGAACTTGCCAAGCGCCGGGTTTGCGGCTTTCCACGCTTCCTCGTCGAGAACGTCGCAATCAGCCGGAGCCGTATAGAGGTGCGAAACCGTTCGTGGTGCTTTTGATGTCTCGGCATCATCCAGCCATCGCGAGAAAAGGTCGCCGTCAGTCGCTGCCTGCGTCGAGATAGCGAAGATCATCGCCTTGTCGCCGTATGCGCCTTGCGACGTGACGATCGCTTCAACGAAGTCGTCGTGCGGGCCTTTGATCTGGCCGACTTCATCGAGGATGGCGACCAGTGGCGAACCACCGTGCGCGCTCTTGGCCTCGGCTGAGCTGGCGCGGTAGACGACGTTCTTGCGCAGCCCGACGATCATCTTGCCGGATGGGACGATGCGATACAGCCCCTTCAGGCGCGGCGACATCATCAGCATCTTGCTGGCGTAGTTAAAGACTTCAGCAGCCTGGTCGCGGGATCGCGCGCCGGACATGATACGGCTGTTCGGAAACGCCTCTGGGCCAATCACGTGGCCGAGCAAGAGACAGGCAATGGTAGCCGTCTTGGAGTTCTTACGCGCGATCGACAGATACGCTCGCGACGTGCCGTTCGGGTTGTCGTAGACTGACAGGATGAAGGCCACCTGGAAGTCCAGCAGCCTTATCGGCTGCCCGACGAGAGCGCCCTCTGGCACGACCAGATATTCTTCGATGAAGCGGCACATCTTCTCGCCGCGGGTCAGCTCCGACGTCGGCAGTCCGCGCCAGTCGCGCAGAACCGGGATCGGGCCGCACTTGATGGCGCCGACCACGGCCTCAGAAAGCATTCACAACCTCGATTAGGCTAGGAGTTCGTCATCCACGCTCGCGCCTGCCTCGATCTCCTTGGCTCGGTCTCGCCGCTTGGCCGCGTCCCTCGCCTCGCCTTGTACGGCGCGCGCATGCAGCGCCAGTGATCGGCGAAACGAAAGGATGGAAGAAGCGTGCATCTGGACTACGGATTTCCGTGGGTTGGCTACGGGCGTCCCTTTTTCAGTGACTGCGACCGAGCCCTCAGTGCGAAGCAGGTCTTGTTCCCTCACTAGGTCGGCCATCGTGCGGGCAAGCATCGCGGCAATTTCAAGCTGGTGCGCCGACCAATCGGCGCGGGCATATTCGGCAATGACATTCTTGAAAAATGGGACGTCGCCGTCGTCGAGCGGCACGTTTTCAGGAAACTGGATATCCTCAGAAGCCGCAGAGGCAATCCTCACGGCCTCATCAACGCTGTCGACGCGGCTTTTCTTTTCAGACATGCGGAATCCCCTCGCGCACGCGCGCTTGCGCACGCGCTAGGCAAAAATCTGTGTTTGCATATGCGTTGCGTTACCCCGGCGCTCCTAAGCGGAGCAATCCGACACTTTTGATGCACCCCGTCACCCGACCTCAACAGGATAACCATCAATGCCGACGATGACCGCCTTTTCGCCGGCCTCGATGCGTGCCTTTAGTCTGTCGTGGCACTGGGTGCAGAGAGATTGGAGGTTCGTTGGATCGTGGAATAGCTCAATTGATCCTTTGTGAGGAACCACATGATCGCAGACCGTAGCTTCGGTAACGTCTTCAACCATTAGACAGAAGCGGCACAACGGCTCAGCCGCCAACTGCGCCTCTCTCAAGCGAAGCCAGCGGGACGTCTTGTACAATCGCTGCCAAGTCGCGCTCTCTCTGCGTTTGCTAACCATAGGCGAAAAGACTCACCTGCTGCGGTGGCGTATTGCCCTTCTTTGCATTGCACGAGCGGCATAGGCACTGCGTATTCATGTAGCTATGCGCTCCGCCTAATGACAGCGGCATGATGTGATCCAACTCTGGTGCGTCAGCGTCGTACGTGCCACGTTTCTCACGAGGGGTAGCGAGACCACAATCTCTACAAGTCCAACCATCTCGCTCAAACACCGAAATGGGATCCACGTTCTCGACGAACGCATTGCGCAGTCTTGCTCGGTTTTTTCGATGGGTGACGCGACGCGCCTTTTTCACAGAGCATTCTGACGAGCAAAACATTCTGCGTCGGTCGCCATATTCTGGCGCGAAATACGTCCCGCATTCTGCGCAAGGTCGCTCTGACCTGTCTCGGCCGTTGTCGTTCGCAGCGATGTAGCGCTCACGAGTGAACTTGTCTCGACAATCTTGACCGCAATATTTCTCAGCCATATTGGTGGCGCGAAAGCGTGACCCACATGCGGCGCATCGGCATACCTTCACTATGAAGGACACGTTCATTGAGGCGGCCGCCGATCGCAACCGTTGCGACTCCGATATGTTTGATCCAGCGTCAAACCCACACCGCCTCGAACAAAACCTTGCTGCGTTTTTACTGTCGGTTCTGCGCCTAAATATAGCTCCGCAATGCTCGCACACTCTTTCGGGCGCCAGCTCTTCTCTGCGGATACGCTCTGCATCAAGATCACGGTTGAGACGTTCGTTCGCCCTACGACATTTGGCACAGCAGAACTTTTTGGACTTCGGCCCCGAAACGGCAGAGCCGCACATAGGGCATACACGTTCAACGTTGTCATTGGCGGCAACTAGGCCACCGAATAGTCCATCCACCAAGGTCTCGACTCCTTGTCGACCTCATGTAGAGCGGGTGAGCCGAAGCCCACCCGCGACACCAGCGCAAGAGGTCGAGAATTGCGCCGATCTTCGGAAGGAAAAACAAAAGCGGCCCGCTCAACCAATTAAGGGAACGGGCCGCACGATCACCATGCAAGCGGAGGAGAACGCGCATGGGATTGGTTGCGGAGGTGAGATTTGAACTCACGGCCTCCAGCTTATGAGGCTGGCGAGCTACCGGGCTGCTCTACTCCACGTGATAGTTACCCGCTGCGTTCAGCGGCTGCACCGAATGCAGCATGACGGCGGGGCGGTCGTAACCGCAAAGGGGCGAAGGTATCTTTCGATACCCTCTCAACCCTCGGGGATTTCAATGCGCGTGGCGGTCCCTATGCTGCGCGGTTACGAAAACGAGCTAGCGCTAACTCTGCTAGTCGTTCCTCTCGTTTATCGATCTCCTGCCATTTCACGCTGATGGTGCCGATTGCCATTCCCACCAATGCGCGACCCGCTACAGCTGGCTTGGCTCCCTCTCCTTTCGCTCGACCGATCTCAGAATAGCTTTGCCCTCCAAGAACGGCATCTTCGAACGGCTCGACCAAAGGCCCCATTGCGTATCGAAGTTCTGCCAAGATCGGTTTTGCATCGATGTGTTCGTTCAGAATTTCATCGGTGATCTTCACGTGCAGGCTTTCGGTTTTAATGACACTGCCTGATGCGGTGTTGTCATTGGCAGCAACAACCGTCCTACGTGGTGGTATGGCGTGCGACCCTTTGCTTTTTTTGACCTTGGTCGAGACCTTGATCTCTCCGTCTGGCACGTCCTTCCAGTCCGACGCTGCTGCCCTGTCAATGTCCGCTTCTGGTGTGAGGCGTTTAGTTTCCCTGACCACCTCGGCGCCGTCGGCCTTGCTGTAGTCCAACCCTTTCAACGGCTCAGCCTCACAGAGCGCTACAAGCCGGCGATATCGAAGGACGACAGCTACAAGATCCTCCCGCTCATCGCGGCGAAGTGCCTCAAGCAACGGAAAGTCCTCGCCGCGGCTCTGAACACAAGAGGGATCACCAATCGACTGTCGCTTCACAATCACCCTCCGAACCTTCGCCATTTTCCTCGCCTCATCCGCCGCCTTGGTTTTTGCCCTATGCCTATCTGCGGCACGCTCTTCTGCGCTTGGTAGAGCCCTAGGTGCATCTCTGGTCTTCGTCTCCTCGATTGGCTCCCACTTGCCATCTACTTTTCGGAAGCGTGTGTTCGTTCGGTATGGGTGCCGCTGGTCGCCGGTGAATGCTACCCTGCCAGTGGCGTCGATGATCTGGTCTTCTTCGTGGTCGCTCATGCTGCGTCCTCTTGAAGGATTTCGTTAATTCTTGCCCTGCGCTTCTCCAACCGTGCAAGTGCCGGCTCATACTGCCAATACCATTTTGTGTGCCAACTGCGCGCGTATCCGCCATCAGCATCTATGGTGTCAGGAAGCGCGATACCATGCACATCGGGGCCCTGAACAAGACTGCCGTTTTTAGCCGCACGATACGTCTCGAAAGTCAGTATGCAGCCGTCATGCCAAAGGGACTTTTCCGTTCCGCCGAACCGGCAGTCCTCCTGCATGTATAGGTCCCTTTCGCCCCATGAGGCGAATGCCTCTTCTAAAGTAAGGCCTCGGGTGTCTAGAGATGCCCACCTGATAAATTCAGGAGTTTTTGGTCTGCGCCCACGGCCTGACCCTTGGATGTTGTCATTTGCTGCGTTCAAGTCGGTCTCCCCTTCTGCGGTGATGGCGCTTGGTAGGCGCCGGTTAGTGTCCTGTGTTGTCGTTGTCAGCAAGCCACTGGCGCACCAGCGATACGGCCTTGCTTGATGCTTCCCCGGTGGACGTGAACCGCACCACCTCGACCGGATGTCCTAGCCGAGCGAGCGAAGCGTGGCGCTCGACCTGCGCCGGAGAAAGCCGGCCTTTACCAACCTTGTTCTCGATCATCCGCAGCTTGCCGCCCTTGAGGTAGATCCGCAGATCGGCCTCGCCTGGCGTCATGCCGGTTGCGATAGCGTCGGCTTGAGCACGAGGGCCGCGCTTGGCGCTGTTCATGTCACCCGCGAGCAGGAACTGGCGGCCGTACTCCGGCAAGGCACGCAGCGCGCGCACTTGAGCCGCCTGCCCTTCGCTTTCCTTGATTGGTGCATCCTTGAGGCTAACCTTGCCGGTCGCGCTCGTGCGGATCACGACGCGCTTACCGTTGATGCGGGTGGTCTGGCTCGTGGCTTTTCCCATGGCTGTCTCCTTGTGGTGTGCTGTCGTGGTGGCGACAAACACACTTTCCGAGCGAAGAGCGAAAACGGGTAGTCAATTTGTGAAATATTTTTTGGCCAAAAGAAAAGACCGGCTGAACGCCGGCCTTTTTCACTAGTGCTTTTCGTCGTCGCGGTTCGGGCACCGCTTCATGAACTTGTCGATTTTTGACCGGTCGCCTCGAAAGTGTTCGAGCACCTCCACTGCCACATGCAGGCTTACGGCATATTTCTGCTGTAGCTGCTCGACGGTGTACGGCTGCATTTCGTTCTCTGGCATGTCACTCTCCTTCATGCGCGAAAATGCGACCGCACTGATTCGAGTTCCGCAGGAAGCGGGAACATCTCGCTGCCTCCACGGTTCGCCTAGCGGAAGGAGAAAAACATGCGAGACCTCAACAAGAATATCATCGGCAGACCTGACGATCCGAAAGCGACGCGCGGATCAACGTGGCGACCAAGGGCCAAGGATGAAGACATTGTCACGATCAACGACGAAGGCGCGCCACCTGTGCCGGTTGGTCAGCCAGGTGATCGTGAGCAAGGCACCGAAAGTGACGGTCCAGTTGGTGGACAGTAGGTTGGAGCCAAACTGCCATAGCCGCCCATTGCCAACCCTACTTACAGGGAATGGCGTTCCCAGACGCCTTCCCCCTACGTAGTAGGGGTAAAGAGCGGGAACGCGGGAACGTCAATGATTTCATATAGTTACGCCATTTCCGGAAGCGCTGGGAACGCCGGAAATGGCAAGGTGTTTTTTAATGATATCAATAACTTACCGTTCCCGTTTCCATGGGAACGGCCATTTCTGAAATTTCCGGGAACGCGATATTGAACTTGTGGCGCGCTACTTCGGCAACGCTGTGCACGTCCGGTCGGAGACGCCCGCACAGCGTTGCATGGATTAAAAAGGCGCTATGTCGGCGGTATTAGAAGTTGTATGTCGGAATAAACAGGGCTGCATTAGATGATATACGACGAACTTTTGTCCGGCGGAGAAACCGCCATCGCGTCTTTAATCGGGAGGCAGGAAACTCTCCAACTCGAATTCAAAGCGAATGACCCCAGAGACCCAATTTTCGCGAATGGCGAACTTACAAAACCTGGAAGGAAAATCCTCGCGAAAGAGATTTCAGCCTTCGCAAACTCAGCAGGCGGTTTGCTAGTCTTTGGGGTCGATTGCCGTGTAGTTGACAAGGTCGATCAAGCTGACAAGCTCACGCCAATACCCAGCCTCGCGCGCGCTGAAACAGCCGTTAGAGATGCAGCTTCGGAACTCCTTCAACCGCGGCACGACGGGATAAGGGTGGCCTCTATACCTTCCGTTGAAGAGCTGGATACGGGGTACATCATTATTGACGTTCCCCGCTCGGAACGGCGCCCGCACCGATCCGAGGCTACCGACCAGAAGCAGTATTTCAAACGATCTGGCGCCAGCGCGTTCGCTATGGAGCATTATGACATAGAGGACGCGTTCAGGCGCGTGTCCACCCCAGACCTCACGTTCGAAGCGTCCTACGAGTACTATCAGCAGATCGGAGAAGAGTATAAATACAAGATAAAATTCGCCGTCGAGAACGTCAGCGATGTTACCGCCAAAATGATAAATCTCCAGTTATCGGATATTAAGGGGATACACTTCGAGCAAGACCCCTACACAGTTCCCATTGTGAGAGAAACTTACTACGACGGCAAAACTCATCTTGCCGGTCCGATAGATTTCGCGCTCCATCCTGGAGAGAGGAGAATCTTTCATCATTACAAATTTACAGCGCACACGAACTTGGACGGATCCGTACGGTGCGGAGGAATTCCACTCATGGTCGGCTCATTACGATTGAGCTACTCGCTTTCGGCGGAGAACATGAGAATGAAGTTTGGCACCTATCAACTTTCAGGAGACGAGATGTGCGTTTTTGAACCCGTAATTAGCGCCGCAGAAAGGCGGAAGCTCCTTGGATTCAATCGTCCATAACAAAAAAGGCCGCCGCATCTCTGCACCAGCCTCCCTGTCGCTCGTCGCTGCTGCCAGTACATCCGTGGTCAGTGCGAAAGCTTTCTGCCCACATAACTTGCCAGAACATCTTTGGTTCCCGTCATGCGCCGCTTCAGACCGAAACTTCACGCCCCCATACCCTCCCCATCATTTAGCCCCCAACAGCCACGCCACACTTTAAGGGAACGCGATGCGCCAAATCATCCTTACGATCTCGCTAACGGCCACAGTTGTCGTAGGCGCATGGATTTACTGGGCTTTCAACTCGGTTCGGATCGCCCACTGGGCTCTTGATTCTATATACATACCGGCGCAGGCTGGACCTTGGGGAGATTCATTCGGAGCGTACAACGCATTGTTTGGAGCCTTGGGTGCAACCGCCGTTGTTGGGACGCTTTTGCTACAAGCGCGCGCACTGAGGATTCAGCAGGAAGACCAACACAGACTGCGTTTTGAGGCAAACTTTTTTCAGCTTTTGGGCGTGATACGCGAGAACCGGGAGGACGTCAGGTTTGCGAACTCCAAGGAATATCTTTTGGCCCATCTTCAGGCTAAGCCGGGGATAAAGAGAGAACATTTTGCCTTTAGAGCCGCCTATCGGGAGATGCGTTATGCCGTCATCGGAGCACGACGTTCGGAGCAATCAATTACAGTCGACCAACTTGCTAAATTGTATGCCGAGAGCGTTCACGTCCGTTATGAAAGCACGTTGGGCGCGTATTTCCGCTTAGTTTACGAAACTCTTGACCGCGTCGAACGCGACGATCGTCTCACCGACAAGGAGAAAGACGAATTTGGGAACCTCGTGCGAGGCCAAATGACAAGTTTTGAAGTTGCTATTGCGGGCTGCAACGCCTTGAATGATTTTGCTAAAGATTTCAAACGCTTAATTATAAGATTTCGTCTCTTGAAATATGCCAAAAAGGGCGAGGTCTACGACGAATTGGTTAAACATTATCCGTCTGAAACCTTTCAGGGACGCGAGACTAATCGACCACCCATACCAGAGTCGGTTGAAGATGTAGATGACGACAAGGGATGGGATGAGTGATCATCAAAAGGATCACTCATCGCAGCCAAAGCGCCTCTAACCCGCCCGCACAAACACCACCAGCTCTCGCGGCACTGGATCGCGCCCCTTCCGCTCGAGCGGCACTCACGGCGAAACAGGCGGCCTCTCGGCCGCCCTCTCGTTTCAAATCCGGACGGCACCGGTCGTGAACGAACCCAGCCCCGTCGCGAAATATCCGCCCGGCACGTCAAGCCATTTCGCGATCTTCTCGCCCTTAGCTGCCGCCCTGACAATCACGGTCTTGCTGAGGGCGTCGTCCACCAGGCTGTGAAGCCGTGATTTCGACAGGGCTTTCAATTCGTCCGGAAGTCGCTCACGCATCTCGAACACGCCGCTGGCACCCGATTTTGTGAATGGCGCGCCGGCATTTGCCGCCGCTTCAATCGTCACTACAAGGGCGCCGATCAAGTCACCCGTCGGCGGAGTCGCCGATCCCAGCAGCGCCGTTTTGTCGACAAGAAGGCCGTGGTCATTCCGCACATACGTTGAAATGACGCGCCGAGCGGCGCCGTTTGCTTTCACGACTCCGCCCAGCACGACCTTCCCAGGCATGAAATCGACGCCGACCATCTTGCACACCTTTCGCGCCCTCGCCTCTTCCGCGGGCCACATGGCATATGCCAGGCGAAGACCGTCAACCAATGCTGTGCTTCCGCGAATACTGTCGCGCGCATCGCTGAGCGTTTCGATCGGCTTCTGAGTTTTTCGCATGTGGTGAGCAACCAACACGGTTGCGCCGGTCTCGGTAGCAAGGCGGGACAAGGATGTGCAAACAAACTGCCCTGCAGCCGGATCCTCATTTAGTGGTAGATGCGCAAAACTCGCCAACGGATCGAATGTCACCAACCGGAGATCATCGATTTCCGAGAGTTGATCGCAGATGCGATGATAGTGTTCGGTTTCCTGCAGTCCCTTCTTTTTGTCGTCCTTCCAAAAAGCTTGGGCGCCACCCGCAGACGGGAGCGGGACGACAATCATCTTGCGGCCGAGTTCGGAAAACCTGTGCTCTTTGTGGTCCAAAGCGGCGATGCGCCGGTGAATTTCATTGGCGTCATCTTCGCTTGTGATCATCACCGATGTGCCGCGCGCCAAGACCTTGCCGCCGAATATGGGAGTGTCATAGGTGGTTGAACCAAACGAGACGCGTCGGTGCAGCTCGAGCATTGCGTATGATTTGCCCGTGTCGCCCATCGCAGACACCATTCCAGGCACACCCGCTGGCATCACACCGTCCACTAGGTATTCGACCTTAGGCGGCTCGCCTTTGAAGCGATCCACGGTCCAGTCGAAGATTGAGAACACCGGCCCGATAGCGACATTGTCGTTAGCGGCGACTTTCTCTTCCAATCGGGCCAGCCGCTTTGCGACGCTGTTTACAATGAAGCGCGAGATGGCATCTTGATCCATCATCGGCGTATTGTCCTGCACCGGGAATTCTGGCTCCGGAATATGGCGCGGGTTCTGTATGCCAGCCTTCAGTCCGTTTTCGATGGTCTTGCAGCAGCGCGACCAGTCCCGACCCCAGCCGCGCGCAACATCCTGAAGCAAGGCGCGTGCCTCCGATTCACCGAGCGCACCTGCGCCGACGATAGTGCCGATGGAGAAGGCAGCATCGTTCAGTGCGTTGTTACGGCTGCCCATCGGCGCACCAGCAAGGTCCGCCAGTTCGCGATCAACGGCGGCATCGACGTAAGCGTTGTTGGTCGCAGCAGACAGACTGTACTGCGTATGGGCTGGTGCAGACTTCGGGAGCAGTAGGTCGAGCAGCCACGCCGGCGCGTCTGCGATTTCGCGCGTGTCTGTTTCCCACTTGTAGGAGCGGCCATTGGCCATCGTGCTGCCGGCGGCAAGCACGTAACCACCCTCCGATCGGATATCGACGCCAGCGCCCAGAGCGCCGCGGTTGCGCGTGCCCACGACGTACTTGAAGTAGATATGCAGCCCGCCGTTCGGGCTTGTCACGCGCGCTGTGTCGGGTAACGGGCCGTGCTCGGCTTCCATCTCCGACAGCCAGTCGAAGCCATTGGCGCCGCCCGGCTTGTTGTCGATGTCGAGGGCGAAGAAGCCCGTCTTTTCGCCCGTCGGCAGGCCAACGGCTGCCTTCGGATATTTCGTCCACATCCGTTCGATAAGCGGCCGATTGAGAGTCGCGCCCTTGAAGCCATTGGGCGTCAAAGGCGTCTTTTCGCCAAGCGTGATGATCTCGCCTGTTCCCTGGTCGACGTGCTCCTCGGCGTGCGAACGGCAGGGAAACACGGGCCAAGACTTGTCGTTGTATGATAAAGCCACGTCCACCGGTGACGGCATGTCGGGTAATGGAGGCGGGCTTCCGACCGCGGAAAACGTTGAATGGGCATTAAGTGTCACGCAACCACCTTCCTTGGCTCAAACGGCATGAAATCGATCGCGTATTTTCCATCCTTACGCATGGAAAAAAATCGACCAAGTAATTCCCTAGTGTTTGAAATTTCGTCCCGAATACCGCACGCGACGCAAAAGGCGATAAACCGATCAGAGGCCTTACAGCCTTCTTTATCCAACATGAAATGAAATGACTGCTCAAGCTTGGCTTCATCGCCATCGGCTGGCTCAGCGAATACATTCAATCTTACCATGCCGTTTTCCACGTGGTGGTCTATGGCCCAGATCCGCCAATTACGCCACGAGGACTCCAGATATCTAAAGGAAGGCACCGCAATTTTGAGCGCATAGTTATCAGTAAAACTGCTTTCGTTTTCCAT